TAAAACTAAATACTGTTGGTGAAAGAAAGATCACACAGGCAAATACAAAAAAACTTAGAGATTTAGGTTTTACACACAAGCATACCGTAGAAGGCTTTTTAAAAGAAAGAGGCATTAAATGAAAATAGGCTTTACTTGTTCTACATTTGACTTACTACATGCCGGCCATGTAGTTATGTTAAGAGAAGCAAAAGAACAATGCGACTATCTAATTTGCGGTCTTCAGGTTGATCCTAGCTTAGACAGAAAAGATAAGAATTCCCCAGTACAAACTTTAGTAGAAAGATACAGCCAATTACATGCTTGTAAGTATGTAAATGAAATTGTCCCATATCAAACCGAAACAGATTTAGAAGATATATTGGAAATGTTCAATATAAATGTAAGAATATTGGGTGAAGAATATCGAGAAAAGGATTTTACAGGTAAAGATATCTGTGAGAAAAGAGGTATACAACTATACTTCAATACAAGAGATCACCGTTTTAGCAGTAGTGATCTAAGAAAAAGAGTAAAAAACTGTTGACAAATAATGACAAATATCGTATACTATAAAATAGGAGAAGCAATATGAAAGATATTTTACAAGACGTAGTCGCAAAAACACATGCCCTTGGGTTTTTAAACTTGGTAAAGGTTACAGGTGATGAAACGTCTACAACAATCGAATCAATGGCTGAAGATAGAAGTGTAATTCTGACAGCCAATACAAAAGACAAAGTAGAAGAGTTTGGTGCTAATGTATTTGGCATGCCAAACATGGATAAGTTGGCATTACATTTAAAAAATCCAGAATATCAAAAGAATAGTAAATTAACAATTACTAAAGCACAAAGGAATGGAGTTGAAGTTCCTACAGGTATTCATTTTGAAAACGAAGCAGGAGACTTTCAAAACGATTTTAGATTTATGGTAGCAGAAATCATAAACGAAAAACTTAAAAGTGTTAAATTTAAAGGTGCGTCTTGGGACGTTAACTTTACTCCATCTCTAGCATCTATTACTAGAATGAAACTACAAAGTGCCGCACACACAGAAGAAACTGTTTTTACTGTCAAAGTTGAAGACAAGGACTTAATGTTTTACTTTGGTGATGCTAATACACACGCAGGTAAGTTTGTATTCCAAAATGCTATTGAAGGAGACCTAAAGCATACTTGGGCTTATCCAGTAGCACAGGTACAAGCTATACTTAACCTGGATGGAACAATAACAATGTCACTCAGTGATCAAGGAGCAATGCAGATCGCAGTTGACAGTGGAATGGCAACTTATAATTACATTTTGCCAGCACAAAGCAAATAGGAGTTTTATGACCGATGATAGATCAGAAGACGCAACATATGAAAATGAGAATAGCACAGTAACAATACCTCTTAAGGAGTACGACAAGTTGAGAGAAAAGCAAAAGTATATTACAGATAAAGATATGATTTCTGTAGTAGATAAAATTGAAGAACTTGTTAGAGCTTTAAGGAAACACATTGTAAGGACGGACTTAGATTGAACACAAACCTAACTAACGAACAAAAGGATTACGCAATATTTTTGCCAGCTTTAAGCGGCTTCTATGCTACCTTTGTTGGCAAACAACGTAGAGAGGAATATGTTGAGAAAACACGTATTCCTAAATGCTTTCCTAATGAAGTAGAAAGTTTGAACTGGCTAAATCCAAATAAGTCTATGTTTAACTATCATTGGAGTTTATATTCGGCAGGACATGCTGACTTAGATGTTAATAAAGATGCTCCTAAGGAAGATATGGTAAGAGATAGAGATCATAAAAATAGTTGGCTTTTAGGCGATAGTGGTGGTTTTCAAATAGGTAAAGGTGTTTGGGAAGGCGACTGGAAGGATCCTAATTGTCCTAAAGCAATGAAGAAACGTACACAAGTTCTTACGTGGATGGATGCTTATATGGACTATGGAATGATACTTGATATTCCTGCTTGGGTGTCAAGATCAGAAGCAGGACAAAAGGCAACAGGCATAACAACTTATCAAGAAGCAGTAAATGCCACACGTATTAATAACGATTACTTTATGAAAAATCGTAATGGTAACTGTAAGTTCTTAAATGTATTACAAGGTGAGAATCATGCTGACGCAGAAGATTGGTATCAGCAAATGAAAGATTACTGTGATCCTGTTAAGTATCCTGACACACACTTTAATGGATGGTCGATGGGTGGTCAGAACATGTGTGATATCCATCTAGTCTTAAAAAGATTGGTAGCATTACGTTTTGATGGATTACTTGAAAAAGGTGTACATGACTTTATGCACTTCTTAGGTACAAGTAAATTAGAATGGGCAACGTTACTAACTGATATACAAAGAGCAGTTCGAAAATATCACAATGAAAATTTTACAATTACATTTGATTGTGCTTCTCCTTTTCTTGCTACTGCTAATGGACAACTGTATATACAAACTGAAACTGAAGACAGAACTAAATGGGTATACAGAATGGTACCAAGCATTGATGATAAGAAGTATGCTACTGATACACGTAACTTTAGAGATGCTGTTTTACAAGATGGAATATTCAAAAACTTTACAGATAGTCCAATAACAAAGAATTTAGAAGTAAAAGATATTTGTATATATGCTCCAGGAGATTTAAATAAAATAGGCAAAGAAGGAAAAACTAGTTGGGATAGCTTTTCTTATGCTATACAGATGGCTCACAATGTTTGGAGCCACATTAATGCCGTACAAGAAGCAAACAGAAAATATGATTCAGGAACAACTCCCGCAATGCTTGTTGATGAATCATTTGACAGAATTCTATTTAGAGATGTTATTGAAGCAATCTTCGCAACATCAAATAGAGATGAAGCAGAAGCAGTTATAGAAGAATTTAATAAATTTTGGTTATCTATTATAGGTACACGTGGTGCCGTAGGTAAAAAGACAGTTAATGCTTCAACACAATTTGGAAACCTATTCGAGGAGGTATAATATGGGAACAGGTAGAGCAAGTAAAAAAAGTAAAAAACTTTTGAACTTACACAATTATCTACACAATAAGGTGGAAGAAGTTGAAGTTGAAAGAAACGGCGATAGAACATGGCAGACAAAAGAACATTTAATCAGACTTAAGAAACAAAAGTTGGCAATAAAGGACAGGTTAAAAAATGAATAGAGATTATAACAACGGTCGACAAGAGAATATAGATTACTTTGTTGGCAAAGAAGTAGAAAAGACTCCGGCATTTGATAAAGATACGTTATTTGTAGTAGGTATCAAACCTGTTAAGGACATAATAAAATTAGCAACAAGAAATAACTGTGATCATATTTACTTAGGAGCCAATCAAAGTTTTCATGTTACAGGAGACACTGGAACCGAAGAAGAAAGTCAAAGCTGGGATGAAATGGTTACAGAACTTTTAAAAGCAGGTCTTTGGGTTACATTAGACTATGATGTAAGATACCATGAATATGTTATTGAAAGTGGATATAACGAACACGATAATTTTATAAGTATGATTTCAGTAAAATTGCCTTATGTTAAACAATTAAACTATAACGCATGTATTAAGGTTGACGACAATACATTTAAAGGTACTAATCCTGGAGTTTGGGTATCCTATGTACAAGAACATTTGGATAGAAATAAGTTTACAGATTGGGAAAAATATACCCAAGATAAGCCAATTAAGGTTGACAGTGAGCATTAAAGGTAGTATACTATGTTTGGGAATGTTGAACAAGATGAAGAGCCAGTTAGATATTACGACTGGATGCTTTGGAAAATGAGGAAAGAGGCAAATATGAAAACAGAAGCAAAAAGAATGATTTGGGTAACTTTTACTAAAGAAGGTATCCATAAGTATCCTGCGGCACTGGATGATCCAAGTCTTGCTACAGGTGATGAATATGACGTAAGTTTTTTAGGTTACCCACACAGACACATATTCCATTTTAAGGTAGCAATATCTGTTACACATAATGATAGAGATATTGAATTTATACAATTTAAACGTTGGTTAATGAAACTATATGAAGGTGAATTAAATGTAGATTACAAGAGTTGTGAAATGATGTCCGATGATTTGTATGATAAGATTACAGAAAAATATCCTAACAGAGAAGTACATATTGATATTTCAGAGGACGGTGAGAACGGTGCTCACATTGAATACCCTAGCTACTAAGGAGAAATAAAGTGAAAAAGGGTCAATACTTTAACCAGAATCCAAAGATTGTACAAATCTTTGACGATTTAGAACAATACAAAAAGTTTTGCCAGACTGCGTTTGGTTATGGCCATGATGGTTATGTTTATAACGAAAAAGATCTTTATAATGACAAGAGTCGTGCTTGGCGTGCCTTTTGTAATTTTAAGAAAGGTAAAAAACGTCCATACTTTAAAAAGTTTGATAAGAAGTTTCAAGGACGTTACTATAGTAAAAGGAGACACTAATGGCGATTTATATCGTAGATATTGAAGCAGTAGATACACGTTACACAAAGCAATGGAAAGAGTTTCTTCCAAAGCAACTAAGACATGCTACAAATCACGATGTGAAAGTTATAAGTGGAGGAGATACTCCCCAGGCAACAACACCCGGGGCGTTTCTTAACTTTGGTGGTACTAACGTTTACAAAAGTAAGCAGTTAGAACAAATAGGCGAGATGTTCTGTAATGGAAAAGTTAAAAATGGCGATTATTTTCTCTATACCGATGCTTGGAATCCTACAGTTATTCAACTACGGTATATGGCAGAACTATTGGGTGTTGACATTCGCATTGGTGGGTTGTGGCATGCTGGTAGTTATGATCCACAAGATTTTTTAGGTAGACTAATAGGTGATAAACCGTGGGTAAGACATGCTGAAAGAAGTATGTATGCTTGTTATGATCATAACTTTTTTGCTACACAATTCCATATTGATATGTTTCTTGATACATTTAAACACAAAGGCAGTGATCTACAATGGATACAGGTTGATGAATCTAAAGTTAAAAGAGTAGGTTGGCCGATGGAATACTTAAAAGGCAGTTTGACATCCTATAAGAAGATGGAAAAAATTAATTCAATTGTTTTCCCTCACAGGCTTGCTCCAGAAAAACAATTAGACATATTTAAAGATTTAAGAGACAGCTTACCAGAGTATGAATTTGTAATCTGTCAGGAAAGACAACTTACAAAGAATGAATATCATAATATATTAGGTGAAGCTAAGATAGTGTTTAGTGCTAACTTACAAGAGACATTAGGTATAAGCTGGTACGAAGGAGCATTAGTTGGTGCTCTTCCTTTGGTTCCTGATAGATTAAGTTATAGTGAAATGGCAATTCCAGATTTTAAGTATCCTAGTATATGGACAAAGAACTTTGATCAATATCAAAGATACAAACCACAATTGATTGCTAAGATTAAAGATCTAATGGAATACTATGATGAATACTTACAACCATTAGAAAAACAAATATTTCAATTGAAACAATTCTTTCACGGAGAAAGATTGTATGAGAGTATAAAATAATGGATGATGAAAATAAAATTACTATAGATATTACAAAGCCAGATGATAATTATACTACTCATATAGGAGGAATGACAATTAGTCCTTGTCCTTCTATGTATACTACAGATTTAAATGATACCGGTACTGAGTTCGCTTATAATACTACGTATACAAGCACTGACGGTTATACAATTACTCTTCCAGGCCTAGATGACAGTTTACAAGATACTTGGCCCGCTGAATATAGGGTAAAAGAAATGATAGAAAAGTATCCTGCTTTAAAAATACAGTATGAAAAATTTATTGAGATTTATAATTTGATAAAAGATGATCATAAGGATGATTTGGATGTTATCTAAGTTGTTTGAAAAATTAGGAAGAAAAAGGGTTATCACAGATAGAAGTGGTACAATACCTTATCTCATACGTTATTATGTATTTTTAAAGGAAAGAAAGAATTTTCCGTTTAACATTACACTTCATAAGGTACTTGTAAGTGACGAACCTGTATTACATGATCATCCTTGGAACTGGGGAGCAGTAATTTTAAAAGGTGGTTATTGGGAACATATTCCAATCATTTCACAGGAAGGAGCAGTAGTAGGTAGCACAAAGGAGTGGCGTGGTCCTGGACACATTAGATTTAGAAAGGCGGAAGACTTACACTGGTTAGAATTAGAAAAAGACAAAAACGGAAAAGAGATTCCTTGTTGGAGTTTATTCTTAATGGGTAAGAAAAGAACCGAATGGGGATTTGTAGATTGGGTACCAGCAACAAAAGATAATTGGAGAGAAGCAGGATATAAATGGGTACACAACGAAACATATTTGAAGGAAAAACAAAATGGTTAAAAAGCATTATTATTCGTGGAAAGATGTTGAACGTAGTTGTGTAAGCATAGTAAACCAAATGTATACAGATCAGTGGAGACCTGATTATATTGTAGGTATCACCAGAGGTGGTAATATTCCTGCTACTATTATAAGCAACATGACTGGAATACCTTGCGAAGCCATAAAAGTAAGTTTAAGAGACGACAGTAAACTTGAAAGCAATACCTGGATGGCTGAAGATGCGTTTGGAAAATTCCAACAAGGACAACCAAGGAACGAGTCAAAAAATATATTAATAGTAGATGACATTAATGATACAGGAGCAACATTCAATTGGATTGTTGACGACTGGCAAAAAAGTTGTAACCCAGAGGATACTGGCTGGCGTGATGTGTGGTGTGAAAATGTACGTTTCGCAGTACTGACAGATAATTCAGCAAGTGATTTTAAATTTATGGTAAACTATTCAACCCACGAGGTTAACAAAGCAGAAGAAGATGTTTGGTTAGTATATCCTTGGGAAAGAGTAGGTACATATGATTGACGCACAATTAATTTTTCCTACGAAAGTATATAGATCCAAGTTTGAAGATTCACAAGAGTTACAAAAAGATATTGTCCCTTTGTTGCTAGATCAAGAAAAGAAGGATACATCTCCTGTAAGGTATTCTGCTAACGGTTATACTTCTTATGGTGCTAACACAAATATATTAAGTTTACCACAATTAAGCAAATTAAAAGATTTTATAAATGAAATAGTTTTAAAATGCCATGATGAAACTATGCTAGAAGGTACTCCTGTTCTTGAGTCCAGTTGGTATAGTATTATGAGAAAGCATACATACCACGAAGAACATCATCACTTACCTAGTGTATGGAGCGGTGTTTACTATGTACAAGCTGATCAGACTCACCCCGGACTGACATTTGTAAATCGTAATCAAAAAGGACATTGGCCAAGAACAGGTGTAAAAGGATTGACAGAATTTAATTCTCCTGAAGTAACTTGTTCAGCTGAAACAGGAAGTGTAATTATATTTCCTAGTCATGTACTACATAAAGTACACCAACAAACTATTGACAAAGATAGGATAATGATAAGTTTTAATTATGGAATATAAAGACATACCTTGGACAGACATATTGATTGATTCAAAAGAATTTACAGTTTTTAGAGACGGATATCCAGTAACAGAAGGACACATTCTTTTTGTACCTAAAGGTAATAGTTGGGAATCTCTCGTAAAGTGTTTCGAAGCCGCATACAAATGGGGCTACGATTGGGTTGAACGTGGATATTGTGATGCGTTCAACATAGGACAAAATGTGGGCAAAGAAGCAGGTCAAACTGTTATGTATCCACACGTTCATTTAATTCCCAGACGTGAAGGCGATATGGGAGATCCACGCGGCGGCGTTAGACACGTGATACCTAGTAAGGGAAACTACAGGAAGGAAAAGCAAGTATGAAGGTTGGTGAAGCTATAATTAATGCGGCTAAGAAACAAGCAGAAGGCGAAGTTGCTGTGCATTTGGCTAACATTGAAGTTTATAAAACAATGCCAGCAGGTATTGGTGAACATTCAGATGTTACTGAGGCAGTTATCGCAGAGCTTGATAAATTAGCGGCCGCACAAGACAGACTTGACATGATTGAAAAATATTTTAATGGCTAGAACATTATTCATTGGCGATAGTCATTCGCATGGTTATTTCGAAATGGGTGGTAAAATTCATTCATGGGAAAGTAATAATTATGCTGAGATTTATGCTAATGATAATAACAAACAAACTGTAATATACAGTATGCCAGGCGGGTGTAATAGAAAATATCCCGCCTGGCTAAAAACAATGCTTGATAGATATGATGATATTGATGAAGTCTTCATACAATCAACATATTGGAACAGATTTTTATTATCATGCTCCAAGAATCTAGGAGTAGGAGAAGAGACAGATTCTAGCCTATACTTAGACAACGACCAACCTAAAGATAGTTTAATTGATAGATATACTGATCATAGAATTACAGATGACTATATAGAAATGATCGAACAGACTAGAAAAGAAAATTACGAAGAATTTAAAGGTTTTGCCTTTAATGATATGAAAGTAGGATATGACTTTCAACCATTTCATGAAAAATATTCATATACAAAACTATGGCACGAACTTGTAAGTCCTTTACAATACAAAGATTATTGTATAGACCTGTTAGCTATAGATACTATGTGTAAAAATAAAAATATTAAATGGTACTTGTGGAGTATAAATGATAGAGTGTTTATACCACAAAATATAGACTATTACGGAAAACTATCTTGTGTAAGAGCTCCTATGAGTGCTGAAGCTTTCTTTAAAAGTAAAATGGATATAGATATTGAAACAGATCACTATCGATTAGATAGCGAACATTACATAAGAGAGATACACAATAAGATAGCAAGACAATATTTTGGCTATGTGAAGGATACCAATAATGAAAATAACACTTGACAAAAACCTAAATAACATATATAATAAACAGAAAAAGTGGCAATCCACTGCCTTAACATCGGAGAAGAAATTGAGTAAAAGTGATCAAATTGTAGAAAAACTAAAAAAATCAGGTATTAGATACTGGGCGGGTGATAACATCAGTCAAATATTAGAGCCCGGTGATAAAGAAGAACTTATTGAAGAACTAACACCAAAGTTTGAAGCAGTACTAGATAGTCTAGTTATTGATCGGTTTAATGATCCTAACAGTATGGACACTGGTAGACGACTAGCAAAAATGTATATAAATGAAATTATGAGTGGCAGGTATGAACCTATGCCTAATGCTACTGCTTTTCCTAATCATGTAGATGATGGTTATAAAGGTATGTTAGTTGTGCGTTCAGAAATTAAAAGTATGTGTTCGCATCATCATCAGCCAGTTTCAGGTGTAGCATACATAGGTATTATCGCCGCAGAAACACTTATAGGACTTTCTAAATATACACGTATCGCACAATGGTGTGCCAGAAGAGGTACATTACAAGAAGAACTTAATAATGTAATTGCTAATGAAATACAAAAAGCAACAGGTAGTGGGAACATAGGCGTTTACTTACAAGCAACACACGGTTGTTGTGAGAATAGAGGAATAGGTGCTCATAGTAGTTTAACACAAACCACTGTACTAAGAGGAGCATTTAACGAGGATCCAGGAACTAAAAAGGAGTTTATGGATAATATTAAATTACAACAGGAGTTCGCTCCTAGGTAGAAAGGTAGATATGAATTTAAATCATTTTTCAGTTAGTATAGTTAAAAGTATTTTTAGAATCGTAGCAGGTGGATTACTATCCTATGGAGGCTACGTTTTTTGGTCGGCAAATATGTACAGTGATATCTTTATAGCAGAGTCAGGTTTTGTTATAATGTTATCAGGTGGAGCATTTGTCATAGCAGAAGCATTAGGAATAATTGAGGAGATAGTCTAATGAAGTTAAGTGAATTTAGAAAAAAGTTTGGTGAAGGTACAGATTTCGACCTTGACTATGGTAAACTTTTTATTATTGCTATTTGTATCTATATAGCTTTTCAGGTTAGTTAGATATGGAAAAAGCAGAAAAGAAAGTATATTACAGTGAAATATTTCACTCTATACAAGGAGAAGGACATTATACAGGTGTGCCTACTGCTTGGATACGTTTCTTTCTGTGTAATTTACAATGTAGTGGCTTTGGACAAATAGATCCTACTAATCCAGAAACATATGATCTTCCGTTTTTAGATTACGATGTAAGTCAAGTAAAGAGAGTTGAAGACTTGCCTGTGTGGGAAAAAGGTTGTGATAGTTCATATACTTGGGCAAAAAAGTATAAACACTTAATGGGGCATGAAGTTCCTAGTACATTAGCAAATAGGATTGTAGATATACTAAGAACAGATTCTAATCCAGAAGGTTTGTTTTTACATCCTGTTAGTAAACAAAGACAACATCTATGTTTTACAGGCGGTGAGCCTTTAATGATAACAGGACAGACAGCAAGTATTGGTATATATGAAGAATTAGAAAAACAAGGTAACTTGCCTAGTTCGATGACTTTTGAAACTAACGGTACACAAAAGTTGAGAGATCCTTTTAAAGATTGGGTGAAAAGGATAGATGAAGAAGTGTTCTTTAGTTGTAGTCCTAAGTTATGGACAGTAGCAGGCGAGGAGGCTAAAAAAGCAATCATACCAGAGGTAGTAGGTGAGTATGCTGAACTATCTAAAGCAGGGCAACTAAAATTTGTCGTTGGTAGTGAACAACAACAATGGGATGAAATGGAATCTGTTGTAGAACAATTTAAAGCACAAGGTGTTGATTGGCCTATATGGGTAATGCCTGTAGGAGCAAGAGAAGAAGAACAGAGTGCGACAGCAGGTGATGTAGCAAAAATGGCATTTCAAAGAGGATATAATGTGGCGGCAAGAGTACATGTTTATCTATTTGGAAACGCAATAGGAACGTAAAGGAGGTGATATGAAAGATATCATTAATAAGATAAAAGGTCTTGGTAAAAAGAAAGAGGAAGTTAAAAAACCTCTCAGTGCTGAAGAAGAAAGAAGAGCAGTACTAGCCAAAGAAAAAGAAGCGGCATCTAAGGATGGTAAACCTTGGGTTGGTGTTTTAGATACAAAAGTAAATCCAGATAATATTAAGAATGGATTTTTTGAACTTGATTGGAACAATGAATTCATAGAACAGTTACTTGATGCTGGATATACTGGTGAATCAAATGAACAAATTGTTGATGCTTGGTTTAAAACTATAGCTAGACAAGTTCTTGAAGAAGGTGGAGAAGATCCCGAAAGAGGTTCAGGATTTATAGATACTACCAAAATTGATGAAGAAAAAACAAAAGTTTCTTGACAAATTAACTTTTAGAAAGTATAGTAATACTATGACTTATATACTTGTAGATACAGCGAATACATTTTTCCGTGCTAGACATGTGATCCGAGGAGACTTAGAAACAAAGATTGGCATGGCATTACATATCACATTAGGCGGCATAAGAAAGGCATATCAAGACTTTGATGGTGCTCATGTTGTCTTTTGTTTAGAAGGACGTAGTTGGCGTAAAGATTATTACGAGCCTTATAAAAGAAACAGAAGTGATGCTCGTGCGGCACAGACAGAAAGAGAACAAGAAGAAGATAAAGTATTCTGGGAAATATTTGATGAATTTAATAAATTTGTACATAACAAAACAAATTGTTCTGTTTTACACAATCCGCAATTAGAGGCAGATGATCTTATTGCTGGTTGGGTTCAAGCACACCCTAACGATAATCATGTTATTATTTCTACTGATGGGGACTTTGCTCAATTGATAGCTAGTAATGTAAGCCAATATAACGGAGTATCTAATACTATTATTACACACGAAGGATACTTTGATGACAAGAAAAGATTGCCTGTTATTGATAAGAAGACAGGCAAAGAAAAGCCTGCTCCTGATCCGGAATGGTTATTGTTTGAAAAGTGTATGAGAGGTGATACAAGTGATAACGTGTTCAGTGCTTACCCTGGCGTAAGAACAAAAGGTACTAAAAACAAAGTAGGACTTATGGAAGCCTACGCAGATAGGAAAAGCAAAGGCTTTAATTGGAATAACTTAATGTTACAACGTTGGATGGATCATAAAGGCGATGAACATAGAGTACTTGATGATTACAATAGAAACGTTGTGTTATGTGACTTATCAGCACAACCTGGTAATATTAGATCAATTATAAATGATGTTGTTGAAGATGCTATAGAAAAACCTAAGAGCATATCACAGGTAGGATTACATCTTATGAAGTTTTGTGCTAAACATGATTTACAAAAGATAGCAGATAACGTTCAACAATATGCTGAACCACTACAGGCAAAATATTCATAAGGAGGTATAAATGACAATAAAAGCAAAACCAATATTAAAAAATAAGTTTTGGATTATTGAAAACAACGGACAAAGAATAGGCACACTTTCTAAACAGGAAGATAAAAGATACATGTATAGTTGTGCTACAGGTACTGAATACTTTACTGACACAAAGAGCTTTAATAGTTATATAGGCGGAGTAAGTTGGGATAAAACAAGTATTTCAGATGCTGGAAGTATTTCAAAAGAAATACATGGATTTTCAACTTCGACTAAACCACATAATGTAGTTTACAATGTACAAAAGAAACTTCCACTTTTTACAAAGAGTAAAAAGTCAAAAAGTTTATATTGTGCTGGTTACTATGTAATTAAATTTGACAAAGGCTGGGTAAGAAGTTTTTGTCCTAAGTTAGTAACTCTTGAAACATATGACTATAAGGGTCCTTTCAAGACTGAATTTACTATGAGAGAGGAACTTAAAAATGCAAACAAAAGAAGCAATTAATACTATTCCTATACAAAAGTTTATTCAACAAGTAAAAATTGCTGATTCAGGTCAGCACAAAGAAATAAAAATGAATATTCAAGAAGCAAAAAATCTTATGTATTCATTAAGCATTCTAGTTGCTAATAATCAAGGTCGATTAGAACAGTTGATTGTAGATAACAAATCTACAGGAGAAGAGACTGTAACTATAGCAATGGATGGTGGTACTAATTGGAAGTAAACCGATAGTATAACCTAAAAAGAGATAAATATATACGTATATAATTTTAAGGATACGTATATGAGTAGACCAAAACCAACAGTAATATTAGAGAACATTGATAAGAATAATTATAAATGTGAACAAATATTAAAGGCTGATGCGATATGGGCCGTCTTTTTTAAAAAGGCACCATTCAACCTAAAAACCTCTAATGCTTTAACAAATTATCCTGGACCCAAATATAAAAAGGTGTCCTTCTCCAATCCAGGACATGCTCATAATCTAGCTAAAAAGCTGAATGAGATGTTCAAATGTGAAGATTTTTCCGTTTATAAATTAACTGACGGAGAAGTGGTTACGGATGAATGAACTGGAAAGAAACATACACTAAGATCTTCCTAAAACAGGCTGATATTGCTATTAGTGAAACTTCGCTAAAACAATACATGCCTACTTGGTGGCAAAATACTAGAGGAAAAGAGACTGGCGGATTACGACTTACCGACGACGGTTTTGATTTTTTGGTTGAAAAAATAGATCTACAAATGTATGAAATTCCTTTTCCAAAAGATTTCACAATGACAACACAAACTGTGATATTCTTGGATCAATTTATTAATTGTCCTTATTATCTTTCCCCAAGAAGTATATTTGTAACGGACGAAAAGAAGTCTATGGAACTACATCTTTTCTCCGGAGACCTCCGAAAATATGGATTAGTAAAAGCAATTCAACGCCAAAAAAAATAATATTTTGGTAAAAAAGAGGTTGACTTTTATTTGTTCTGTGCTATAATGTATACATAGTTAGAAATTAGGCACTGACAAATAAAGGAGTACAATATGGACAATATAGCATTAAGAACAGTATCACCCAACGGAGCAAAAAGAAGTATCCGTAGGGCATTCAAAAAGAAAAGACCACTTTTTATTTGGGGACCTCCAGGCATTGGTAAGTCTGAAGTAGTTCATCAAATAGGTGACGAATATAAAAAAGCATTAGTAATTGATATAAGACTTTCATTATGGGAACCTACAGACATCAAAGGCATTCCTTATTTTGATAGCAATGCTGGTACAATGGTATGGGCACCACCTTCAGAACTTCCTGATGCGGAAACCGCTAAGAAGTATGAAATAGTCATTTTATTTATGGACGAAATGAACTCTGCTCCTCCGGCTGTACAGGCGGCGGCTTATCAGCTTATTCTTAACAGACGTGTAGGCACTTATCATTTGCCAGAGAACGTTGTTATTGTAGCGGCTGGTAACAGAGATGCTGACAAAGGTGTTACTTATAGAATGCCTGCTCCGTTGGCAAACAGGTTCATTCACTTAGAAATGAAAGTAGACTTTGATGATTGGTTTCAGTGGGCGGCTGAGCATAAACTTCATCAAGACGTCGTAGGTTATTTAAATTTTAGCAAGAAGGACTTGTATGACTTTGATCCAAAAAGCCCAAGTCGTTCATTTGCTACACCGCGTTCTTGGTCATTTGTTTCCGAGCTTATCGAAGACGATGATGATGAGAATACCACTACCGATTTGGTAAGTGGTGCCGTAGGCGAAGGACTTGCCGTTAAGTTCATGGCGCATCGTAAGGTTGCTTCAAAACTTCCTAAACCCACTGACATCCTAGATGGCAAGGTTAAGGATTTAGAGACTAAAGAAATCAGTGCCATGTATTCCTTGACAGTCTCTTTATGCTATGAACTGAAAGAAGCCTGTGATAAAAAGGATAAAAAGTTTGATACGAAAGTTAATAACTTCCTTAGATTCGCAATGGACAACTTTGATACAGAATTGGTTGTTATGGGTATAAAGTTAGCCCTCACACAATACTCACTTCCAATAGACCCAGATGAGGTCGACTGTTTCGATGAATTCCATAACAGGTTTGGTAAGTACGTAACTGCGGCTCAAAGTGCTTAATAGCACTAGGAGTTTGGGCGTCTCCTTTAAAAAACGCCCATTTTTTCACTTGACAAATGATGAAAAATGTTGTATATTAAATATATAATAAGGCAATACGGAGAGGCACATGACTATAGATACTAAAGGATTTGAACCAAAAGAGCTTACAGTAGATGAGCTTAAAGCAATGAGAGAAGACGTTGCTGATAGAATAATTGTAGCAAGAGTAGGATTACTACTTAGACACCCATTCTTTGGTAACATGGCTACAAGACTTATTGTTAAAAACTGTGATGACTGGTGTCCTACTGCCGCAACAGACGGTAAACATTTATTTTATAATACACAATTCTTTAATGCTTTATCTAATAAAGAGATAGAGTTTGTTATAGCACATGAGATACTTCATTGTGTTTTTGACCATATTATTAGACGTGAAGAAAGAGATCCAGAAATTTATAATATCGCTTGTGACTATATTGTAAATAATACATTGGTAAGAGATAAAATTGGTGATCCAGTAAAAATGATTCCTATTTTTCAAGACTGGAAATATGATGGTTGGCAATCAGAAGCAGTATATGATGACATATACGAGAAGGCTAAAGAGAACGGTAAGCAATTCTTAAAACAATTAGGCGAACTTTTAGACGAGCATATTGACTGGGAGAAAAAACCAGGGCAAAGTAAAAAAGGTAATGGTTCTAAAAACGGACAACGTCCGCATTATACAAAAGATGAAATGAAAAAAATTAGAGATCAAATAAAAGAAAACATGATCTCTGCGGCACAATCCGCTGGTGCTGGTAATGTTCCTGCTGAAATAGAAAGAATGATAAAGGAACTTACTGAACCTAAAATGAATTGGAAAGAAATACTAAGACAACAAATTCAGGCAACTGTAAGAAATGATTATACATTTAGTAGACCTAGTAGAAAAGGTTGGCATAGTGGTGTTGTTTTACCAGGTATGAATTTTGATCAACAGATAGATTGTGCTATTGGCTTTGATATGTCAGGTTCTATTGGAGACGATCAAGCTAAATTATTCCTATCTGAAGTAAAAGGTATAATGGATGAATTTAAAGAATACAATTTAAAACTATGGTGTTTTGATACTAATGTATATGCTGAAAAAGATTATTCTAGTTCAGATGGAGAAGACTTTTCTAAGTATCAACCAGTAGGAGGTGGCGGTACTGACTTTATGGTTAATTGGGAATATATGAAAGAACACGATATACAACCTAAGAAGTTTATTATGTTTACAGACGGTTATCCATTTGGTAGTTGGGGTGATGAAGATTATTGTGATACTGTATTTGTTATACATGGACATCACGATAGAAACTTTGTAGCACCGTTTGGAATAACTGCTCATTACGAGGATGCCTAATAATATATGAAACTAAAGCATAAATTATCCCCTCAAGACTATTTTAGGTTTAGAAGATTAAAACATCAGCCTCCCCATTTGGCTATAATAGATTTACCTGTGAAATATAATATCCAAAATGCTATTGAAAATTGGATAGACAGCAACTTAAAGAACAGGTATTTTATTGGAAAATCTATAGGATTAACCAAGGATAATAATGTGGATCAAGTACTAAGAGTAGGATTTGAAGATCCAAAAGAGCTGTCATTTTTCGTTTTAGCTTGTCCACTTTTGAAGTACAAGTAAATACTGAGCAGATAATTACTATATAGAAGGAGTATAAAATATGTCTGAAAACACAACTGTACCAGGTACAAACCCCGCAGAAGCACCTGCTGGAGCACCAGCTCAAGGCACACCGCCAACTGGAGCCCCTGTAGAACTAACTGTACAAGATCTTGGAGTAATTAAATCCATTATCGATGTTGCTTCACAGAGGGGTGCTTTTAGAGCAAATGAAATGGAAGCCGTTGGCAAAACTTTTAACAAACTTGACTCATTCCTTTCAACTGTTCAAAAGGCAGAAGAAGAAGCAAAAAAAGCCAACGAAGGAAAAGAAGAGTCTAAAGGAGACAAATAATGGCTGATATAAAACACGTAGGTAGACTTAAAGCCAACCAGAGAAAGGTTGTTGTCGCTTACAAAGTCATCCCAAATGAAGATCCAGCAGTAAGTGCATTAGTGATTGATACGGCAACATTAGAAGATGCTGATCACGATGCTTTAATTAATACTGTCCAAGGTAACGCAGGCCAATCGGCATTTGAATTTGCTGAAGTAATGGCAAGAAGCACATTACCAGATGGTTCGAACATGTTAGCTAGATTCCATGCTACTGGAAAATTAGTTAAGGTTCCGCACACTTCAATTGAAATGATGCCTAATCCAAACGCAACTGTAGGATTAGATGAACTGGTTAAAATTATTGCTGAACAAAGAGGCACAACTGTAGCAGGTTTGGCTATGAAAAATCCAAACGAATTGCCAGAAGGCACAACTATTACAGAAGCTGGTTCAGTAAACGAGATGCCAAAGGCATCAAACGTACTAGCAGAATCACAGGCGGCAAATATTCAAGCCCCGAACAACGCGGCATTGACAGATGAGCAATTGGCGGCAAGCTATAGATCTCAAGCTGATAGACTTTATAAAGAAGCAAAAAGTCTAAGAGAACAAGCTGAAGAGCTAGTTCCTACTACTAAGAAAAGCAAAGCCAGTGTCAAAGCGGCTTCCTGATGATGTAATTAAGCATTGGCCAGACGTTTTCAAAGATATTGATATACATACTATCCCCATAAACTATCTTAGTTCTATAAAGGTAGAATTTAAAAAAGGTAGAGTGTGGGAGATAGATTGTAACGCAAAAAGAGAAACCGGTGCTGATCTAGACAAAAGCATATCAGATTTATTCAAAGAGTACGGAGAAGATATATTACACGTTGATTTTAGGCTTAACACGCCTAAACTTAAGAGAGATATAGAAAAACGTACTAGAGCATTCTTAAAAAACCCCAGAAAAAAGAGAACACGATAATTGATTAATGTGATAAATATATACAACAACGAATTAGGAGTATTAGATGGGTACTTTAAGACTTAAAAGAGGGACTAAAGAAGCACTGCAAACCAACCCCGGTTTTACACCCGCGGAAGGTGAACTTGTTTATACAACAGACAGTAAAGAAGTATTTGTAGGTGATGGAGCCACACAAGGTGGTGTAGCAGTTTCAGTATCCACACAAAACCTAGAAGACTTAGGTAACGTTCAAGCACTAGCGGCGCAAAAAGACCAAATTTTAGTATATACAGGGTCTCAATGGGCGGCAACAAACAATCCAGCAGTAGACATACGTGGTAACATATATGGTGATGATTCCACACTATTAGTTGATGCTATCAACGGAAAAATAGTAGGACCAGTAGAAACTTCAACAGTAGCGGCAACTACACTAACAGGAAACCTTACAGGTGATACTAACGGATCACATACAGGCGGAGTGGTTGGTGATGTTGTAGGTAATGTAGTAGGAACTATCACTGGCTCATTAACAGGTACTATGACAGGTTCAGTATTTGGTGATGACAGTTCAGGACTACTAGTTGACGGTATTAACAATCAAATTACTGGCTCCATTAATGCTATGAATGTTTCAACATTTGATAACACAATTAACATTGGTACTAAATCAGCCAATCCAGCTTTTAATTATAATACAACATCAACAAACGGTTCTTTTCCACAGTCAACTATACAGATTAGAAATGTACACAATGATGTAACAGCAGACGAATTAGGTATTTTCAGATCCAGAGGAGTTTTAGGAGCAAGAACAACTGTACAAGCAAATGATGTAATTGGTGGATTTGGTTGGTCAGCATATGACGGAGCATCAGTTTTAATTGGTGCGAACATGAATAGTGTTATTAATAGTGTTTCTACAAATAACCTATCAGCAGATTTAATTATTAGAACAAGAAACGGTGCTATATCAACATATGGCGAAGCAATGAGAATTAAAGCAGATAAAGGTGTGACAACAGCAAGTTACGTCCAGTTTGGTAGTTTGACAACTACACAAAGAGATGCTTTGACTCCTGCTAATGGGATGGTAATTTACAATTCAAGTGATAATAAATTCCAAGGCTATGAAAACGGTGCTTGGGTTAATTTAATTTAAATAACTTACCCTTATCATACAATTCAACAATTTCGTTAAAAGGTATATCTGTACTAAATTGACAGTGGAATCTATAGTCGTTTGTTTCATTTGTAGCATTATGATACTCTAACAAATTAAAGATTACAGCAGTATGATCTGTATAATTTATAGTTTCTTGTAATTTAAATTTAGCATTATCGTAATCACTGTATTCTCCTTCTTCTAAGGTCCAAAACTTTGTTGGGCCAAAGCTACTTATAGTCAATGGGTATACAGGAATGCTTATAACACTTACTCTTGGAACAAAAGGATTCTTTTGGTCAACATGTATCTTTCCTATAGTAAAAGGTGTTTGTCCTAGTATTTCATAATGTACATCAACTAAAAATTTCTTGCCTATCTCATCCATTAGTTCTGTAGGAATAAGATCTCTAGGACAATACCAATTCCAGTCAGTCTTTCCATACTTGTCTGGCTTTGTGCCAGTGTAAGCGAAACTGTCTTTATGATTAAGTATATGATCTGCTAACTTAGATCTTGTTTCTTTACTAAAAGTTAACTCTTTAATGTGCTGAAAATATGGTCTCATTTATTACTCCGTAGTGGATAATTATTTTTAATTTTTTCTTTTATTTCATCAAAAGTATTATGGGTAAACCGTAACTTAAATAATATCCTATCTTGATCTTTTTGAACTGGAACACTATGATTGATACTTACATTTAACAATGCAACATCATAGTATTCATCAGCATGTCCCTCAAAATTTATAGGAGTTTGTTCTCCTTCTAGGATAAAATTTATAGCACATAAAGTGCCTACATCAGTATGTACAGGCACTTCAGAACCTTGTGTCTGCGTTAAAAAGTTTGCTTTGATTGTATCAGTTTCACAAATCTTTTTGAATAAAGATGTTAATCGTCTACTCTCTGAGAGATCAAATTCTGTGACTTTAGGTTCTCTTGAAGCATTCCACGACCTTTGCTCTGTCCACCATTTGTTATTTTTTTCAATAAATGACATATCGTCATTGTAATCCAATCCTTCATTATATATCCATGTCAAGGTATCTTTATTAATTGGTTGGTACTGAAATACCTTAGACTCTTCTAACAGCTTTTTCTTATCATGATCTACTACAAATTTAAAAATACAATCTTCCATTTTAATTTTTCCTACCTAAGTAATACATCCTATTACCCATATCTAAAGCTACTATATCTCCAGTCGCAAACCAGTCATCATATATACTTGTTGATCCTTTCACATGTAACTCATGATCAATTATCTTCCAATCACAATAATATGTATCTCCTAAAATTGTATATCCTTCGAAACATCTTTCCTTTACATAGTTAACTTTATCTATACTATCAAATTCTATGTTAATTGTTATAGGACCTATTTCACTCATTCCCCAGTTAGGTTGTACAATAGCTCCTTTAGAAACAAAAGCTTCTATCATATCCCAAGATACAGGATCACTGCCGCCTAATATTCTTTTACCTGTCAAATCACAATCTTTAAATCCTTTAGTATTCATTACTGCTGTCATTTGTGCTGGTGCTAAAAATGTATGGGTATAATTTTTAAAAATGTCTAAAAACTTAAATGGATTAAATTTCATTGCTGTCACTTCTGCGTTTACACTAAAAGCCGGTAAACTTTGTGCTAATAATCCGCCAGCATGGGTCATACGTGTCACTGTAAGTATCTTACTTGTTACTGATATCTTTTGGGCATCAACTGCTATACGATTTGCTTCTTTAAGGTTTTCTGGTGTTCTAAAAATGTCCTTGGACGGGCCTGTTGTCCCACTACTAGAAATGGTTACACCATTTTCTAATACGTGCTGAAAATCAACCATTTTCGTATTTCTCCAAGCTATTATTAATTTGATTTTTGACTTTAATGAACGTACAAAGCTCATATAAGCGGTTTATATGCTCTGCGCCTACATACGTACAAGTACTCCGTAAACCCCCTTGTAACTGCTTTAAAATGCGTTTAATAGGCCCTTTACAGGGTATTAATAGGTCTCTGCCTTCGTTAGGTTTGTAATCCATTTCGTCTGGATTTGTTCTGTCATACATTTTGGTACTTCCTAGCCCATACAAGTTTACAAACCGTTTTCCGTCAATTTCAATTACATTATCACACTCGTCACTTCCACTAACCATGCCTGCTATCATAACTATTTTAGCTCCCGCTCCAATTGCTTTGGCTACGTCTCCTGGAGTTACACACCCTCCATCAGAAATAATATCTAACCCAAACTTTGTTGCTTCAGGATAACAATCCATAATAGCACTTAATTGTGGTACTCCTACTCCTACTTCAGATCTTGTCTTACAAGCGGCTCCACTACCTACACCTACTTTTATTAAATTTGCTCCTGCCATTGCTAATTTTTTAATTACTTCGGGCGTAGCTATGTTTCCCGCACAGATTTTAATGTGCGGAAATTTTTTTCTAAACTGTGTAATAGTTTCTAACATACCTTCTACATTAGCATACACATTAGCAATGTCAATATTGATTAGTCCAATGTCGGGAAACTGTGAAATAATTTCTATAGTCTTTTCCCTGTCTTTAAGACGAACACCACTTGTAATAGCAATGTATCTTCTATCACTTATTGATCGTAAGTGTTTTAGATGTTCTTCTAACTTATATTCTTTGTGTATGAAAGTAAAAAATCTCATCGGTGTAAGTATGTTTGCTATCTTATAGGTACCTGTGCTTGTCATATTAGCAACAGCTATAGGATGTACAGTGGTATCCAACCAATCTATTTCTATTTGTATATCTTTTCTCGTAAGAGATTTTGTTGCTTCTTTAGGCTCTATTAAAACATCTTTAAAATCTAATTTTATTTCTTCTTTAACTTTAGTATTCATTTTCGTTTAATTTCACATGTTCGTAAAAAGGAGCTAACTTCCAATCTTTTGTAATTCTGCCTCTACGAATACTTCCAGGGTCAGGAATACCTACTTCATTATCTGTATCCCAATCTGTTATTTTTACCCATTGCCCTTTATATCTTTCTTTGTTAGTTGGATCTAAAGGAAATTCTATTGTTCCAGGTTCTACTACATTACTATATCTATGGGGCTTGCCGTAATGACTCCAAATGTAATCTTCTGTATGACCTAGTTGGTCAGCACATAGTTTGACCATGTCAGCCATCTTTAAATTTTCATCTGCTTCTTTTTGATACCTTCCAAGTTGTCCTACATTCTTAAAACGCAAAGTTATATCAGGAACTTTTTCTCTAGTAATTAACTCAAGAGCCGCCGCTGGTGCTTGTTCATTTATACCTTTAACTAAAATTATTCCTGCGTTCATGTTAAATTTATCTTTACAATTTTTAAATGCTTTAATTTTTTTTGTAGCACATCTCATTTCGTCTATTTGCTCGTACCAGTCATCATTTTCTATTCCGTTTAGACTCATATAAACATGCTTTAATCCAGTAGCTTCTATCTTTTTAACAAAGGATTCACTTGACATTCTAAGTCCATTTGTAATTAAAATACAGTTATGTCCGTGTTTGAATCCAATGTTTATAAAATCTATTAGTTGTGGATGGAGTGTTGGTTCGGCTCCTACTATACGTATCATAATTGGGTTAGGAAGTTTGGCAATAAATTCTTCATATGGTTTAATTTCCATATCTGGTATGAATCTGTTTGGAACGTAGCAGTTTTTACATTCCATATTACAGCGATGAGTGATATCGGCCACAACATCAAAAAAAGAATTATTCTCCGGCTCGATCTCATAATAATTTAGGTTATCAAGATTTATCTGTTTTGTCATATAGGCACTCTTTTACAAAGTATTTATAGGATATAAATATACGTATGTATGATGTGAACAAATGGCAAGAATTATATACTCCGCACACCGACTATCAAAAAAGTCAGCATAGTGTAGTCAGTTTACCTGACAAGTATGATATAGACTTGAAAGAAATAGATAAAGGAATTGATACTGTATTAAGTAATTATGAAATGGTTGCTTATACTGTAGACACACCGGTAGGAAAAATACAAGTTCCAGGATACTACGGACTTTGCTTTAAAACTAAACCTAAATCAAATGACCCTTTAGGTGAAGGATTGACAAGTAATATCCATTCTCACTCTAATATGAATCATCCAGTAGATATCGAATATACTGAAAAAAGTCCAGCTTGGTTTCCCTATTTAGATGAAATAACAAAAAAGTTTAGAGGACAAGTTACGCAGATTAGACTTATAAAATTGGAAGCAGGACATGACTTGTTAAGTAGAGAAAAAACTTCCCACATTGACTATCCATGGTATAGAGGTATAAGGATTCATATTTGTCTAACACCTGATGTTGATTATGTATGGAGAGTTTTAGATAAAGATTATCATTTTCAAAGATCTAGCAAAATGAATTATTTAGATACAGGTAAACCTCACGGTGCCGTAAATAATCATAATGACAAAGATAGATATGTTTTAAATATAAATTTAGCACCAAAATTAGATTTACATATTGACGAGCAAATAGAAAAACAAATTATTTAAAAATATTTAATTTTCTTTGTTTATATTCTTCTATTCTATCTCTGTTTGTTTGACTATACTTCCTTTTTATATACATCTCGTCTAAACTTAAACTTAAAAGTTCATCAGTATCTTCAAATTTTCCTATATATTCCGTGATATCAAAGTTAGAAATTTTTTGCTTGAAAAAATAATCTTTGTGATACATTTCTCCAAACTCTGAAGCCTCTTTAAAGTTGGTTATATCACTTTCCCAAATTAACGCCCTATTATCAAGTTTGTTATTAAGCCTACCCATAGGATCTGCTTTAAACGGAACGTTGTATCCTTTTTTTATTGACCAATCAATTATCTCTTTATTTTTAGTCGGAAAGTATCCAAATTTTTGTGCGTCTACACTAAAGTCACTGTGTGTCTTTGTATCTGGGTCGTCACTAATATGTAAGCCCCAATAAAAGAAACTATCCCAATTTTTATCTAACCAGTCTAAGCTATCATACCAAGACTTAACAGGCTCATTAGGCAATCCAGCTATCATTCCAATTGTGCCTCTATATAAACCTAACCTAGCATTAAACTCATCTCTTATCCATAGTAAACCTTCTTTTATCTTATCGGGATGCATTCCTTTTCCTATAGCTTTTGCCGCTTCTGGATGAAATGTTTCTATTCCATAAAAATGCCCCCAACATCTTGCTCTCACTAATAATGCGATTTGTTGTGGTCTTGAAATCACTAAATCTAATCTAATAAAACAAGTAAAGTTAGGCTCAAAGGGTAAAC